ATCAAGACTTTAGCACCTGATCCGTCTGATGATAAACTAGGAAAAAAACCAGTTTGGTTTCTCTTATTAAGAGCCCAAACTGCATAGTTTATTATACAGAGGATCGGAAACGACAAGAGACTACCCATTAATTGTCCATTGGTCTGGGAAAAAACATCATTACCAGAGTGAATCTTTAAATTACCAAGTGATTGACTTGCTAATAGAAGATCTTCTGGACATGAAGCCCACTTCGATCTCATACGTTCCAGTATAAGATGAAGACAATAGACACTAGCATCCTGATTTAAATTATCAGTTGCTGCGGAGTAATCTCCAGATATCAAAAGGTCAGAATCTTTGATATCTGTCGTTAACCATTTAATATCGTCTTGACAAATGGTCTTTCCTATAAGCCGAAATTGGTCAAATTCTTTGAGATGCCCATGGATTGCCTTTTGGTAGGGTTTTATTAAATTAAAGAAATGGTTGTTTTTGGTGATTATCCGTGCTTTAAGCGGATCCTCAACAACTTCAACCTTGGCAGAAGGTGTAGTATAACTACGTCTAATGCGATTTAATAAAACCTCTCTATTAAGCTCTCCTTGAGGTCTCATTCGAATTTCGAGTGGTCTACCTACAACAAATTCTACAAAGCCGTAAAAATGATCAGGTGTTAGACTCAACTCATTATCTTCGAGATAATAAGCTTGAAGTCCACCACCAGATCTAGTAGCTTCGAAACACGAATTTGTTGTTGGTACGAAAGAAGGCTTTTTCCTAAAATTTTCCAAATCCCAACCCACAGGAAATAAAACATCTGTGACATGTTTAATGGACTCCATGATAGGTTCAGGAGTCACCTTAAACTGGGAAAGGGTCATTTTATGTTTAAGCCGAGCTTTCTCACGTAATTCTTCAGATAAAGGGGGACAAAACCTCTTTAACTGCAAAAGGCCCATTACAAATCCTAGATACTTTTTATTATAAGTACCATTGGATCGACGTACAAGCCTTTTTCGAATAAAACGTGACCACTCGCCACCAAAAATAGAGCAAAACTTGTCCCGGATGAAATCGGGTCTTGGTGGTTCTTCTAAATTATCTAACCTACAGATTTCTACTGAAGTCAGATATTTAAGAAGATCCACTGCATCGCCATCACTGAGTCTCTCGAAGAGAGAAATGATGTAGCGAACCGATTTCCTCTGGCCATCCATAGAACGAACTCTGTAACCGAAGTCATGGAGTAAGTTCTTAAGTCCTAGGATGGTGGAAATGACAAGTTGGCCGACAAACGGACTAACCGGATTGATCGTGAATACTTGACGGTCGTCAGGTACACTCACAAGAACAGGAGTGGAACGCAACGATCTACGCGTTCTGGCTCTTTTAGTATTATTATTGCTCTTCTTTTTTAGCATAAAGATGAGGGTTCA